TGTACAAGCTACGAGGCACTAATATGTGGTTAGTATTATTAATAGTGGCATTGTTTTTAGCAATGCCACGATTTATGTGTTATTTAACAATTGGGTTATTCTTGTGGACAATGATCTAGCGGTCCCGTCCCGTTCCCGTTTCAACCTCAGAAATTTTTTGAACGTTATAGTCAGGATGGGCCCTGCAGCGCCCGCGGGGAAATTTCTGGAGAAGAAAGATGAAAATTGTTAAAAAAATATTTTGTATTATAATAGGAGTATGATATAATGGAGTTGAACCTTATAATATAATTAAGAGAAAGGAGTTTATTATGGGTTTTGATATATATGGTCTAGCACCAAAAACTAAAGGTAAAAAACCAGAAATAGATTGGAGTAAGGCAACCGATAAAGATAAAGATGCCTACTTCAAAGCTATGGATAAATTTGAAGAAGAAAATCCAGGTTATTATTTTCGTAATAATGTGTGGTGGTGGAGACCACTAGGCGAGTTGATTCACGATAAATGTGGCGACCTGCTTTCTGATGAGCAGAAAGAGGGATTGCAACATAATGGTGGAACAAATTACACCAAGCAACAAGCTATTCAAATCGCTAATAGATTAAGTGATTTAATTAAGAATGGTTATGTTGACGACCTTGAGAAGTCCATCAAGGACAATGCGAAAATTGCAAGTAAACATAACGAGGGTATTCAAAAAAAACTTGAAGACATTAGAAAAGAAGTTGAAAGAATACGACCTGATGAAAATCTTGCACCTAAAGACTATCCATTTCCTTACAATCAACATTGGCAAGAAATCAATGCACAGAGAAGTTGGGATGATAGTTACCCATTTAACAAAGAAAATGTTAAGCAATTCATTAACTTTGCACGATTTAGTGGTGGTTTCCAAATCTGTTAATTAGTTCCTTCCTTGTCCCGTCCCGTTTGCGAAATGCTTCGGGACGGGATTTTTTTCTTGTAGTTGCCGAGCGCGCGCCAGCGTGGAAAAATCACATTAGTTTTTCTCCCGTCTCCCGTCTCCCGTGCCGTTTTCTCGTTTCTCGTTTGTAGTTTCAACCTGCAGCCATCTGGTATTCCTGGAGTTCAGTCCGAAAAAAAAATTTTAAAAAAAAATAAAAAAATGTCTTTTTTTGTTTGATAATATCCTAAAATATTATATTATAATATAAGCAATACTTTTTATTAACTTAACGAGAAAGAAGGAAACATGAAAAAAATTGCTCTGAAAAATAAGAAAATGACAATGAGTCAAATTCTTACAAAATACAATTCTTTAATAGATAATATTAAAAAATTGCAAACTGCTAAATCTGATTATAATAATCAGATATTAAAGGCATTAGGTTATGATGATAACAAACCTAAAAAACTTTATACTAAAAAAATTGGTAAACATTTTGTTATGTGTAAAGTATCTCAAAGTTATTCTTTGAATTTATCTGAAGTAAAAAAAGAATTTCCTATTCTTGATACTGATGAAAAAGCAAAGAGTAAATTTTATAAACTCAATAGTCCTAGAAAAGAAATTGTTGTTGAGGTTAACAATGACTAGTGTAAGAGATTTAATTGCTAGTTATACTAACAATGAAGTATCCGTTAACGAAACGGATACTTCTCCAACAATCAACAATAATAATAATCAAGTTAATTCTACTGATACAACTCATAGATTAAACAATATGTTAATTGCTAAAATCCTTGAGGATAGAATTGTTGAACATTGTTCTAAATATCAAAATGAACAATCGCAAGATTTGATGAACGAAGTTCAACAAGATTTACAAGCAGTAAGAATACAAATATTAGGGAGATAATTATGACTAAAAATAAAAACATCGATTTAATTAAAAATATGGGTAAGACATTTGAACCTACTGAAAAAGAACATAAAGAATTTCAAGGTAGAGTTAAAAATATTGTTGCCCAACAAAAGAATGTTGATGAAATTGCAGACAATCTTGGTAGAAAATTAAGACAAGGTCAAACAATTTCTAAACAAGAACATAATGAATTTTATAAAAGTATGAAAGAGCATTTACAAAATCTCAAAAAGTAAATTTCATTATACCTAAACTAAAGACGGCTCTATATTTCTAGAGCCGTTTTTTTTTGTATCTGGCTATAGTCAACTTACATAAATGTATACAGTAATAAAAACTTTCGTTATAATCCTTGTATGAAACCATCTGTTATGCCAACGGAAAAGTTGAGGCTCAAAGTAGAAAAGCTGTGGATACAGCACATCAAACTTTGCCAGGATCATTTTTTATATTTTGTTCAAGAGGTATGGCCCGACTTTATATGTAGAAAAGAAAAAGAAGTAGAAAAGTGGGGACACCATCAGATTATAGCTAGTGAGTTTACCAGTATTGCGGCAGAAAAAAAAGGGAGGCTCATTATAAATATGCCACCTAGACACACTAAATCAGAATTTGCTTCCGTATATTACCCTGCTTGGATTATTGGTAAATATCCAAAAATGAAAATAATGCAAGTGTCTCATAACACAGAACTTGCAGTAAGGTTCGGTTCTAAGGTTCGTAACATAATTGACTCCCCAGAGTACAAACAAATATTTGGTGATGTGAAACTTCGTGAGGACTCCAAAGCCAAGGGTCGTTGGGAAACTAACCAAGGTGGTGAATACTATGCAGCTGGCGTCGGTGCGTCCATCACGGGCCGTGGTGCAGACTTACTGATTATTGATGATCCACACACGGAACAAGACTCAATGTCCGATGTAGCTATGGAACGAGCTTATGATTGGTATACTTCAGGTCCACGACAGCGTTTACAACCGGGAGGCTCAATTTTACTGGTAATGACACGATGGGCAGAAGATGATTTAACGGGTAGATTATTGAAGGCTCAAACTGAACCTAAAGCTGACAACTGGCGACAAATTTCTTTTCCTGCGATTCTTGACTCAGGGAACCCAGTATGGCCTGAGTATTGGAATTTAGAAGAATTAGAAAAGATCAAAGCTTCTGTACCTATTCGTAATTGGTCAGCACAGTATATGCAGAATCCGACAAGTGAGGAAGGTGCAATTTTAAAACGAGAATGGTGGCGTCCGTGGCAAGGACAGATACCAAATCTTATGCATGTCATACAAAGTTATGATACAGCGTTTAGTAAAAAAGAAACAGCTGACTATTCAGCTATAACGACTTGGGGTATTTTTAGTCCTGAAGAAGGAGGTGCTCCCCATATAATTTTGTTAGATGCGATACGGGGTAAATATGATTTTCCTGAACTCAAAGCTGTAGCTATGGATGCGTATAAGTATTGGGAACCGGAAACAATTGTTATAGAACAAAAAGCAAGTGGTGAACCTTTAACCCATGAGTTTAGGCGTATGGGTATACCAGTTGTACCTTTTGTTCCTACTCGTGGTAATGACAAACATACCCGTGTAAATGTTGTGGCACCAATTTTTGAATCGGGACAGGTATGGTTTCCACACGGAGAAAAGTTTGCGCATGATGTGATAGATGAGTGTGCGGCTTTTCCAAATGGTGCTAATGATGATTATGTTGATTCAACAACACAAGCGTTACTAAGGTATCGCCAAGGCAACTTTGTTGAGTTATACTCAGACTATGTAGATAACGAAGATAGACCACCAAAAGAGTATAGGTATTATTAATGGCAATAAAAGGTATATTAGGACTTCTTAAAAAAGCGAAAACATCTTACGATGAGTTTTACGGATTACCAAAACCAAAACAAACTGAAGCTGCTGAGTCGGTAGCCAAGGACCCTGATCCGATAACCAAAACTAATTTACCGGCATTAAGCAAACAAGAACAAGGGCTCACGACTCTTTCGCCAGGTGGTCGTGCAGAAGCTGAAGATTTTCGTCTAACTAACTTGTATAAAAAATTATCTAAGAATGCAGTGTCAAAGCCTTTAAGTTTTGGCGGAACTAAAAACAGACCCTTTACCGATGCACAACAATTTTATTATCTTCAAAACAAAAATTTTAGTGAACCTGAAGGACAGTTTGGTTCAGCCTTATTTGATGTGGTTGCTGGAGATACAAGCACAAGAAAAATGCCGGGTTCATATTGGATGGGTTTAGTCACAAAGGATCAAGGTAAATATATGATGCCTGGATATCAAAATGTTAGAAAGAATATTACAAAAGAGGAGTTGGCTGATACTAATCTCTTACACTTTGATGAGAACAATAAACCTATTGGTGGATTACTTTTAGCATCTGAAACAGCTAAACAGCCTTTATCAAAATTAACTTTACTTAAACAAATTAAACGCAATCCAGCAAATAGATTTTTTACTTTGAAAAATTTTATGGATCAATCGGTAAAGCAGGATCTCAAAGATTATCAAAAGTTTTACACAAATTATGTAGATAGTATGGAATCATCATTATCTAAAGCAGGGGTTAAATTGACAAAAGAGGAAAACGATTTAATTCGTAACACCAAAAGACAATTGAAAGATATAAGATTTCCATATCAAAAAGGTTTACTTAATGCAGTAGATCAAGGTCAAGGCGGTGGTGCATTTTCTATAGAAGGTATGGAGTTTAGGTTTCCAATAGAGTTTGCCAATATCTTTTTAAAACACGGAAAAAAGATTGAAGCAAAAAGTCCTGAACTGTTAAAAGGTAAAGACGCTATTGAAAAGATGGAAAACCTTATGAAAACTAAATTAGTAAGGTCTATTGAAAGAAGTCAAGCTGACGGAATAAATTCAGCAGGTACGCAGTTACAATATAGAATACCAGGAGCAGATGATTATAGAGAACTGATTATAGTGCAAAAAAAATTACCGCAAGGCCATACAGTGGCACACGGGGGACTAGGTAGCCCAATGAACAATGTGCTTGGACATATTCGGTATCAGTATAATGATTTTTTAGATCCGGCAAGTGGTAAACCACAAGGAGGTAAAATTGCAATTGTTGATGAAATACAATCTGATATTGCTGCGGCAAATGCTAGAGGTATTCGCGAAAGAGGTGAAGTTCGTGGTATTAACCCTATGGGTGCACCTGAGATCAAAGTATTGACAGATGAAGCCCTGGATGATATCGCCGCAAATTCTAGAAAAATTTTTGATTACACCACCAACCCTGCAAACAAAAATAGTATTGATATACAAAAATTAACAAAAGAAACTGAGAATACGGACGCGCGTTTAAAAATGTTACAAAAAATGAAAGAAAAAGCCGAAGGTTCAGAAAACAAAAGACAAGTTCCATTTGTACCTTTTGCACAAGGAGGTAAAAAAGACAGAGAGAATTATGCTGATTTTTTTCTCAAACAACTTATAAAAGAAATACCAGCTGAAAAAGATAATGTACAGTGGATTGGTATTGCACCAACTACACTTTCACAAGCTCCAAAGTTAGAAGGCGGAATTATAACAGGAGCAAGAGGTCGTTTAGGTAATTGGGAATTTTATGGGACCTCTGATGGTAAGATGGGGATAAAAGGTGTTAAAGCTGTTAAAAGAGTTCCTACCGATAACAGAGGCAACACTAAGAATGAAGCAGTTGATACAAACCCAAACCCTGATTCTATTCTAATGACAATTATGAAAAGACTTGCTAAAGAATATGATAGTGAGGTAAAATTAATTAAAGTTGCAAAAAGCGATCCTAACAAAGAATTTAAAGCTATTAGAAGAATTCCAAACTGGGATGAAAGTTTAGCTTATAATAAAAAAGCTACGGGTCCAAGTGATGATTCAATTGAAATATTACACGCTAGTGATTCGCAAAAAGATATGAGCAGGTTTCTCACAACACTCGCTGAAAGAGATCTTAGAGCAGAACGTATGGCACCTGGTGATTCCAGAAATTATTTTACAACCTATGCTTTGAAGCTAACACCAGCTTTGAAAGAAGCACGAATGAAAATTTACAAGAAAGAGGGAGGTCTAGTCGTAGACCTTTTTAAATGGTAGGATAACTTATGGCAAAAATAACAAAAGAAGAAATTATAGACGATATACAAAGAGATTTTGCTTATGACATAATAGGTGATATGAATCCTTTTAAAAAGGGAAAAAATGTCGTAAGTTTAAGTCCTCCAAATCTTATTGAAGATATTCAAAAAACAGATAAAGCAAGAAAAGTTGCGGACAGAAAAAGAGGTAAGATGTTTGAAATGCCTGGTGGCTTTGGTATATCCGAAGCAGTGCGTGAGATATCCAAAAAAAGTTATAATAAAGGTGACTTTGTTGAAGTCCCTGTTAAACTTGCAAGAACAAAACCAACGAGGTTGTACTAATGTCTAGAAAAAAACAAAAAAAAATCAAAAAACCTGAAGACTTCGGGAGATTTAGTGAAGCATTGTTAAAAAAAGAATATGGCGATGAATATCAGATCATAACACAAAAAGATTATAAAGATTTAACAAAAGGTCAAAAAAAATTATTTGATCAAACTGTTCAAAACTACGATAAGAAACAAAAAAAGTATGGCAGGCGAGGGCAAGACAACAAATTGTTAGTTATTGGCGCTCAAAACAAACCTAGTCTTGGTATACCACCAAGAACAAAATTTTCTGATTTACGAGAGATTGACTATCGCTCTGCTAAAATGAGACCCACTAATGAAATGTTGATGATAGGAGTACCTAGATTTCGCAGGAAAAATCAACAAGAAGCATTAGAAGATAGTAGAAGCGAAGTTCAGGCAGAGGTTGATTTTGAAGGTGTTGATAAGGGTAAAGTCAGTGCAAGTTATTCTGGACAAAACGAGGGTGTAAACCCAAGGACTGGTTTACCTATTACAAAATCTAATCCAAGAATGCGTATCATAAAAGAATTAAAATATATTGCAAACACACCAGATTATGGTAAAGAAAGACAAGAAGCAGCTAAGCAACAATTAAAAAGTTTTTCAAAAAAAGTTCTGGGTAGAGTAGATGGAGGCTCTGTTCATGTTAAAGGTAAATTAGGTAGAACAAAACCAACAAGGTTATACTAATGGATGAAGATGAAGTTTTAGAACAACAGGTTGATCCTGTTGATGTTGAGATACAAGAACCTACAGAGGACGAAGTTGTTGAAGAAGAAGCAGTAGAGGAAAACTTCTTCACAAATTTAGCTGATGAACTTGACGACACAATTTTAGCAAGTTTAGCTAGTCAACTTGTAACTGATTATAGAAAAGATAAAGAATCAAGAAGCGATTGGGAAAAGTCCTATACATCTGGACTTGATCTTCTTGGTTTCAAATACAACGATGAAGGACAGCCTTTCCGTGGTGCAAGTTCCGTGACGCATCCTTTATTAGCCGAGTCTGTTACACAATTTCAAGCACAAGCCTATAAAGAATTACTACCGGCTGATGGTCCAGTAAAATCTCAAATACTGGGAGATAGAACTCCTGACAGAGAATCACAAGCACAACGGGTTCAGGAGTTTATGAACTATATGGTTATGGAAAAGATGGAGGAATACACTCCTGAGTTTGACCAAATGTTATTTTATCTTCCGTTAGCTGGTTCTACTTTTAAGAAAGTTTACTACGATGAGATTATGCAAAGAGCTGTCAGTAAGTTTATACCTGCCGAAGATATGGTTGTGCCTTACTATGCAACTGACTTAAAAGATGCAGAAAGT